TGTCGATCATCGGACATCAATGAACTCCAACTCATAGTCGAAGAAGACTGTTCCCGGAACAGTCGCGCCTGTGTAAGACGTGCTGCTGTGGTTGAACATGCCGGCCTGAGACGTGGCAGCGTCAGAACCTGCATCGGATTGGCAATCCAACCACTTGAACTGAGCAGCCGCGTCGAACGCCACAGGGCCCAAGTCCCCGTATCCATTCGTCAGCGCCGCTCCCTCCAGCCGCATCATCGTTTCCTGCGTAGCTGGAGCTGTTGCAAGTGGGTCCACTTGGAATCCCATGGTGTTGAGGCCCACGGTTGTGAGCACTCCCGCCGACTTCATGAAAGCGAACAATTTGTTGACACGCCAGCGCTGAAATAGCCCGCCCCAAGTTCCCCACCTGGTACAAGTGGCTCCCCCGGCTGCGTCCACTGCGAGTGGATACTGTGTGTTGACAAATGCTCCTCCAGCATTGGCTGCGGTGAGCGCGACTCTCGCCAAATCGCGTCCCTCCACAATGATCGAGTTTGGACTCGACCCCGGTCGCATCCGAAACCACGTAGTGGTTTGGCTCACCGAGGGTGCCTGGTTTGTCGAGATAATGCCTGATCCTCCTCCGAACCCCATTTGCAGGTTCTGGTTCATCTTGGCACGTCCGCGACGACGCTTCCCCCGTTTCTTTTCGACTGTCGGTTGCTGCTGCTGTTGCTTCTGCTTCGGCTGTTGGGCCCTGGCCCTTGCCTCCTGTTTCTTCTTGTTTGACCTAGTCATATCGCCTGATCTGTGGATCTGGTCGTACGCCCGCAATACTGCATGAGGGTGCGCGTAAATGCACCGGCTTTGCCTGCTGCTCCTTAGTGTGGTTGGTCATCCATAATCCACCCTTGCGAGTATCGCGAACACGGGATGGCTAAGAAACACTGGCAGTGTCTCAACCTCTGTGATCAAGCGCTCGCAATGTAGAATGTTGTCCATATCCACACCGTAACGACACACCAGAGCGTCAAGGACGCTCGGCCGGTCAATGGAAGCCCCCGAGACTGAAGGCTTGGTCCATCCATCTTCCGACACTGATAGTGTGGTTCGCCCCATCTTTCCCAACCGCCTCAACATGGTGAGAAACGGCCCAAGTATGGGGTAGTCCTTTGGCAATCCAGGCCACGCGCTCCCTAAAGCCCACGCCGCAGCGCGGACCCCCTCCATTTGATCGCGTTTAGACGCGCTATAGAGGCGAGGCTCATGCATGATCTTGCCCAACTTGACAACCTGCGACGGCAAAGGCAGCCAATGCACACCCCCAAAAGTGCCAGCTTGCCACCAGCCTTTCAGGAATGTGCATTGCTTTGGAGCCCAGCGTTCTTGCAACTTGATTGTCAAG